AATATGTTAAACAAATATCTAAGTTTAATAATATTCAAATGGCAAAAAAGATTTCACTAAACTCTGCCTATGGTGCAATTGGAAACAATTGGTTTAGATACTATTCTAATACAATGGCAGAAGCGATTACCACTTCAGGTCAATTATCTATTCGTTGGATTGAAAACAAGATTAATGAATACATGAATGATTTACTTAAAACTAAAGATAAGGATTATGTATTGGCATCTGATACAGATTCAGTTTATATTACATTTGATAAACTAATTGAAATGCTCAATCCTAAAAATCCTATTGACTTTCTTAATACTATTGCAAAAGAAAAGATTGAACCTTTTATTGATAAGTCGTATAAAGAACTTGCAGATTATTTAAATGCGTATGATCAAAAGATGCAAATGAAACGTGAAGTTATTGCAGACAAAGGTATATGGACTGCGAAGAAAAGATATATTCTTAATGCTTGGGATGTTGAAGGTGTTCGATATAAAGAACCAGAACTCAAGATCATGGGAATAGAAGCAGTTAAGTCATCTACACCTGCGGCTTGTAGAGAAAAAATTAAAGAGGCATTGAAGATATTAATGTCTGGTAGTGAAACAGATATGAATAAATTTATTCAAGACTTTAGAAAAGAGTTTATGACATTACCACCTGAACTAGTTGCATATCCTAGAAGTGTAAATGGTTTAAAAAAGTGGAGAGATCATTCTTCTCTATTTAAAAAAGGTGCTCCTATTCATGTTAAAGGTGCAATCTTATATAATCATTTAGTTGAAAAAGAAAATCTAAATGGTAGGTATCCATTTATTCAAGAAGGTGATAAGATTAAATTCTTGTACATGAAACTTCCTAATTTATATCAATCATCATCTATTGCGTTTATTACAAAACTTCCAAAAGAACTAGACTTTAAAGTTGACTATGAATTACAATTTGAAAAATCTTTTGTAGAACCATTAAACTATATTATTGAAAAGATGAATTGGAGTGTTGATAGATCATATGGTACGCAAGGAACACTAGAGGACTTTTTCGCATGATAGATAGATTGCTTAGAAATATAGTTGGTAATGAAACTGGCGGTCATGATGTTGCAATTTTGATGAGTGGTGGAACAGACAGTTGTACTTTATTATTTACAGCATTAAGACTAGGAAAGAAAGTACATTGTTACACTTTCAGACCAGAGAATGAAGATACTTATGATTCAATTAAAGCAAAAGAGATATGCGATATATTCAATGTTCCATTAACAACAATTGATTTACCAGAAAAAAACATAGTAAAAGATTTTAAATTACTTGCATCAAAATATGATTGCAGAAAGAAAACACAATACGAATGTACATTTCCGTTGATCTATACTTTTCCTAAAATTAAAGAGAAGTATATATTATCAGGTTTAGCTGCAGACGGATACTATGGTGTGAGTAAAAAAGCAATGATACACTTTAGACATACACTAGAAAAGATGCAACAATTTAGACACAATTACTTTAAAGAAAATCCAAACCCAGCAGGTTATCTACAATTAAAACAATTTTGTCAAGAGTTTGACAAAGTATTGTGTGTCCCATATCTAGATGATTCGGTCTACAATTATTTCTATACTAAAACATGGGAAGATATAAACAAACCATATCAAAAATATTTAATACAAAGTAAATTTGAAGAGTTTAAAAAGATCAAAATTAAAGGACATATCAACTATCAATTGTGTGCTAAAGTTGATAAATTATTTGAAAAACTTCTTGACAATAAGACTATAAATCTCTATAATCGTAAAAGAGTAATGGATATTTGTAGAGATTGGTATAACATAAATCAATCACAAGCAAACTTGGAGAACTTTTTATAATGAAATATAAACCATATTTATTGAAAGATGTTTACGCTGGAGAGGCGTTAAATAAATTTAGAGTAATATCTACCTTTGCAGGTGGAGGTGGTTCATCAACAGGTTACAGACTTGCAGGTGGAAAGATACTTGCAATCAATGAGTTTGTTGAAGAAGCAAGAAATACTTACAGAGATAATTACCCTAACACACCAATACTTGATGGTGACATTAAAGAACTTACAGGTAAAGATTTTTTAGATATTACAAAATTAAAAGAAGGTGAACTAGAATTATTAGATGGTAGTCCACCTTGTTCAGCATTTAGTATGTGTGGTACTCTTGCAAGAGAGGGAACTGTACATAGTGATGGGTTTGGAAAAACTAAACAATATTCAGATGGCAAAACAGTAACTAACATTGAAGATTTATTCTTTGAGTTTTTAAGAGTTGCTGATGTTATCAGACCAAAAACTATTATTGCAGAGAATGTTGAAGGTCTAACAGTTGGAGAAGCAAAACAATACTTTAACAAAATACAAAATACATTTGAAGATATTGGGTATCAAGTAGTTGCAAAGGTACATGATTGTTCTCAATTTGGTGTTCCACAAAGGAGAAGAAGAGTTTTCTTTATGGCAGTTAGAAATGATATTATGGATGAAGTTGGTTTAAACTTTATGACTTTATCATCTTTATTTCCTACACCTAATAATACAATAACAACTCTTGAGGGTGCATTTGACGGATTAGAATATGACCAAGAAGAAGTGGCAATGTTAACTGAAAAATGGAAAGAGACAGCATACTATAAACAAACATGTGTATTGATGCCTCGTAATCCAGCAAAGGTTATTACAGGAACAGACTATCATCCTAAAGGTTGGCATTTTAATTTAAAGATTGCTTCACAGTTTCAACCAAGTCCTACTATTACGGCAATGGGTGCAACAGAAAAAACTGCTGGAGTTTGTCATTGGAATGATGATAGAAAATTTACTTTGGGTGAACTAAAAAGAGTTACATCATTACCAGATGATTTTAAACTAACAGGAAAGTGGGCACAAAAAAGTGAAAGATGTGGTCGTATGGTACCTAGTTTAATGATGGCTCATCTTGCAGACTCAATGTATAAAAAAGTATTAAAGAATTTATGAGTAAAACACTAAGAAAAATGATTGTGAAAATTAGAATGTTATGGGCAGACATTAGAGGACATCATGGTAAAGTTTGGGATTATGAACCAGGCGATTATTATATGGGAAATCATAAAGGACATAGAAAACATGAGGAGTTACATGAAAAGAACAAAAAGAAAAAACACTAATCATTACGATTTAGTTGAAGAATACAAATTAGACACTTGGGCATTTGTTGTATTCTTTGTTATTATGGGGGTAATATCATTATGGTAGACTTTACTTTTGCACACAGAGAAGAAGGTTTTGACGAACACATAGATAAAAGTATTCGTGGGTATCAACATTTGTTGAGTGACGTTGTATCTCTTTCTAGATATTTTATTGAACCAGATACAAATGTTTATGACATTGGTTGTTCAACAGGTAAAGTAACAGAAGCGTTAGTTAGAAAAAACGAAGATATTAATAATGTTACTTATTATGGTATTGAAATTGCTGATGGGTTTGTCGATGCAATGCAAACTACACAGTCTAGAATTACAAAAGAATTTCCAAATTCAAAATGTGTATTCATGCAAGAAGATGCTAGACAGAAAGATATTAGAAATGCATCATTGGTTACTTCTATCTTTACTTTACAATTCATGCCTCAAAAAGATAGATCAGCATTAATTCAAAAAATTTATGACGGATTAAATGAAGGTGGTGCATTTGTCTTTGCAGAAAAAACTATTTGTGAAAGTGCTAAGTTTCAAGATATGATTACATTTAATTATTACGATTACAAACGAAAGTTTTTTACAACGCAAGACATTATGGATAAAGAACAAACATTAAGAAACATGATGAAACCAAATACATGGCATCAAATTGAACAATACATGCATGATGCTGGTTTTAAGGATGTACAACCATTCTGGCGTAATCACATGTTCGTAGGGGCAATGGCAGTAAAATGAGTAATTTCGATAAAGTAAAAGATTTCATGAACGCATACGATCAAGAGGTATTAGATAAACCATCTTTACCTACATTTGAAGTTGCAAAGTTAAGAACAGAGTTAATTAAGGAAGAGTTTACTGAATTAATTGACGCAATAAATAAAATGGATGTTGTCGAGATCGCAGATGCATTGACAGATATACTGTATGTTACATATGGTGCTGGACATGCAATGGGTATTAACCTTGACAAATGTTTTGAAGAAGTGCATAATTCAAACATGTCTAAAATGGGTTCGGATGGAAAAGCAGTGAAAGGGCCTACTGGCAAAGTAATGAAAGGTCCAAACTATAAAGCACCAGATTTAAAAAAGGTGATAATGGAGAATAATAATGGCAAATGATTTTTTGAAAGATATAATCAAACAAACTGGCAATGAATATGCTGGGATTGTATCAGATGGTGTCGAGTCTGGTGATGTAGAAAATTTTATCGATACAGGTAGTTATATTATGAATGCTATCTTATCAGGTAGTATCAATGGTGGATTACCTGCAAACAAAATTACTGCATTGGCAGGTGAGTCTGCAACAGGTAAAACATTTTTCTTAATGGGAATGTGTAAAAACTTTTTAGATAAAAACCCAGACGGTGGTGTTATCTATTTCGAATCTGAAAGTGCAATCACTAAAAGTATGGTTGAAGACAGAGGTATTGCGTCTGATAGAATGGTTATTCTTCCTGTTGCAACTGTACAAGAATTTAGAACACAAGCAATTAAAGTATTAGATACATATCTAGAAAAACCAGAGGCAGATAGAAAACCTTTGTTTATGTGTTTAGATTCTTTAGGAATGTTATCTACTACAAAAGAAGTAGAAGATACTAGCGAAGGTAAAGAAACTAGAGATATGACAAGAGCCCAAGTATTAAAAGCTGCATTTAGAGTGTTGACTTTGAAACTTGGTAAAGCAAAAGTACCTATGGTAGTAACAAATCATACTTACGATGTAGTTGGTTCTTATATTCCAATGAAAGAAATGGGTGGTGGTTCTGGTCTTAAATATGCAGCTTCATCTATTGTATATCTTTCTAAGAAAAAAGAAAAAGATGGTACAGAGGTTGTAGGAAACATTGTTAAGATTAAAAATCAAAAATCTAGATTGACAAAAGAAAACTCTTTATGTGAAGTAAGACTTACATATGATCAAGGTCTTGATAGACACTATGGTCTTTTACAACTTGCAGAAAAATACGATATATTTAAAAAAGTATCTACTAAGTATGAAATGCCAGATGGTAAAAAAGTATTTGGTAAACAGATTAACGATAAACCAGAACTATATTTTACAGATGAAATCTTAGAGAAGTTAGAGATTGCAGCTGCAAAAGAATTTAAATATGGTCATGATGAAAAGGAAATAGATTAATGTATCAAGATAATTTAATTCGAACATTCCCAAATGCATTTTCAGATGAATTTTGTGATAATTTAATTAAGAAGTTTGAAGATGCAGCCACTAAAGATAAACAAAGATTTTCAGACACAGGTGTTAACTTTACTCAACTAAACTTTAGAGAGTCAAATTGGGAAAAAGAACAAACTGATATGGTTCATATCTTTGTAGAACATGCTAAGAAATATGCTAAGTCAGTTGGTGTTACAAATGAATGGCCAATGAAATATGCGTTAGAAGATATTCGAATGAAGAAATATAATCCAAATGATCATGATGAATTTCAAGCACATGTTGATGTAGGTGACAATAGAAACTGCACAAGGTTTCTAGTATTTTTTGTTTATCTAGATGATAACGAAAAGGGTGGTACTACATTTCCAAAATTAAAACATTCTGTTGAATGTAAAAAAGGCACCATGTTAATGTTTCCGCCTATGTGGACACATGTACATGCTGGCGAAAAACCAATTATTAAACCAAAATACATGGTAGGGAGTTATCTACACTATGTCGGACAAGACCTATAGTTATATTGAAACTGCTAAACACCCAGACCAAACTTGCATAGGAATTAATAAAGGCAAGTTTTCTGGTGTGGTTTACAAATATGGTAAAGTCACACCCATTGAGAAAGATGGGTCATTGACAATGCAGTTTGAATATGATATTATAGAAAACAATGCTATTCCTAGAGAACAATTTGGGGAAGAGTTTTTTAAATTAATCGGCGATATACTTATGGAAATAATTGATGAAAAATATAGAACAGACGATACTAGCAAATCTAATTAGTAACGAACAATACGCAAGAAAAGTAATACCTTTTCTCAAACCAGAATACTTTCAAGACAATAATGAAAAGATTGTCTTTGAAGAGATTAGTAAGTTTGCAGTAAAGTATTCTAAACTTCCTACATCTATTTCACTTCAAGTAGAACTTAATAGTAGAAAAGATTTAAACGAACAAACATATAAAGATATTACATCTTTAGTAGAAACTTTACAAGTAGACCCAGTAGATGATGAATGGTTAACACAAACCACTGAGCGTTTCTGTAAAGACAAAGCAGTTTACAATGCAGTTGTAGATGGTATTTCTATAATTGAGGGAAGAGATAAGAACAGGAAACCAGATGCTCTTCCTAGTCTATTAACAGACGCATTAGCAGTATCATTTGACAATAGAGTTGGTCATGATTACTTTAAAGATGCAGAGGCTAGATTTGAATACTATCATAAAAAAGAAAAACGTATTCCATTTGACTTAGAATTTTTTAATAAGATTACAAAAGGTGGTCTTCCTCAAAAGACTTTAAATATTGCTCTTGCAGGCACAGGTGTTGGTAAATCTTTATTCATGTGTCACATGGCTGCAAACTGTTTAAATCAAGGACGTAATGTACTTTATATTACACTTGAAATGGCAGAGGAACGTATCGCAGAAAGAATAGATGCTAACTTAATGAATATATCTATGGACAATCTTCATGATCTTCCTAAAAAAATGTATGAAGATAAAATGGAAAAGGTTTACAATAAAACAAAAGGTAAACTTATTATCAAAGAATACCCTACGGCATCAGCACATACAAATCATTTTAGAGCATTAATACAAGAACTAGCAATTAAGAAAAGTTTTAAACCAGATATTATATTTGTGGATTATCTAAACATTTGTGCTTCATCTAGATTTAGAGGTGGAACAAATATTAATTCCTACACTATGATTAAGTCTATTGCAGAGGAACTAAGAGGACTTGCAGTAGAAAATAATTTACCTATTTTATCAGCAACACAGACAACAAGAAGTGGTTATGGTT